GCACTTAATATAATGCTCCACACCGCTGTTACAATTACTTTTAATTTTTCCATAAGTCAATATCCTTTCTGTTGCACTGGTGCAACTTTAAATTTTATTGCATTATAAAAGCACCCAGCTTATTGCCGAGTGCTCTCATAATTGCTTCATTTATTCCTGTCCTCCTGCTAATGCTTTGTACACTTCTGCTTCAAATGTTGCAATGTCCGCATCACATGCTTTCTTATTTGCTATGTACCCTTTAACATTAACAACTGTCTTATTGATTGTCGGCTGTCCCTGCTGTGGTATGTTTGCATACATATTAACAATTGCTGTCTCATTGTTATCTATCTGTACTGTTACAGATGCGTTTAATGTTACATTTTTCTGTATTGTCATTTTTACCTTCTTTCTACCGTTGTGCGGATTTATATTACTCCCATCTTTGCTCGCCCCATATCCATGAAGCCACTATTGTGTTGTCTACATATATTCTTAATACACTTCCATCCCAATCAAATGTAACAGGGTTGTTTGTATACATTGCCGGATAGCATCGTCTTGCTAATGACGGATGATATATAGATATATTGTTACAATCTGTGTCCAATCTTACCGTAGCCTCTGAATCTACATATAGAACTCCCTTTCTGATATCTATGCCAAAATCTGTAATAGCATTTATTACCACATTATCATTTCCAATAATGCTAACACCATGTGCATCAATGTTGTTATGTGTTTTAACATTTGGATTGTACATCTCTATACAATATGGTGATTCTTTCAAATAAGCATCTCCATAAGATAATTTAATCGCGCTATATGTTGATGTATCAGTCTCTATATTAATAGAACCTCCTGTTATCTTAGCATTACTGCTTATAAGATTCTTGCATTCAATCGTTCCATCTGCTGTAATGGTTGTATTAGTACTATTAAGCGTGAATCTATTTCCAGATATATTCAATCCACCTCTAGCTGTAATATTTATGGTGTCTGCAATCGCCTCAATGCAGCTCTTTAGCGCTCCAGTATCCGTTTTGGTTATATACGCGCTTAAGCTTGCTGTTGTGGCATAATCGCTGAACTTTGCATTTACATCCTCCGGAGCTGGCGAATAATCTGTAGCTTTAGTGCCCTTTTCTATTTTTAGCTTGTCTGTATCTACATGTGCAAAGCTAAAACGCATATATGCAGCATTAGAAGGAACTGGCAGAGAACCTCTCGCTCCAGTAGATTTATCTGCTACTCCACTGATAAACTTTTTATTGCTGTCAAAAAAACATGTGGCTGGTGCATTCCCCAGATTGGTCCATCCACTCGCTACATAGTTTGTCCACTTAGACACATCTATGTAGTCCGTCAAATCCCAATAGTTACCGCCATCCATTATTGCTCCTGTGCTGGTTATATATTTATTTTTTGTCACAGTTCCTTTAACAAATCTGTTTACACCTCCAATTTGAAGACTGTTAATATCACTTTTTGTTGCATAATTAGCAGAGACTGTCGTTATTACACTGCTTGCCGACTGGTTGATTGCGCTGTTCATAGCCGTTGTCGTGGCATAATCATTTAAGCTTGTTTTAGTGGCATATGTATCACTTACCGTTGTTTTAAATCCTCCAAGGTCTGCCTGCAGAGCCGTAATATTGCTCTGTAAAGAGGTAACAGTACTACCATCTGCTTTTTTACTTATTGCTGTCGTGTTACTGTTTACCGTTGCAGTCAAAGATGATAAAGCCTGATTCAAGTCTGTATATTTATTACTGATTGTTGTAACCTTACCCTCCACGGAAGCTATAGAGCTATCTACATCTTCCGGTGCCGGCGACCAATCCGTCGCTTTGTCGCCCTTTTCAATTTTTAAATTTTTAAATTGATACCATGTACCAGGTGTTGACGGCATAGCATTTAAATATAACTGTTGGTCAGTAGATTCAGGAAATGTTGCTACTGTTTTTATTGTACAAATAATTTTAGACCACACATTCGCCTTGCTCGTGTTGTTTTTATACAACCATGTAGCACACAACTGACCTGTACCGTCAGTTCTTAATAATTGAACTCTCCACGAATTTACATCAACATTTCCTCTTACATCAAAAGATATCGTATATGTCGTGTTGGTTTCCAACTTAGAACGACCGATGTTATTATACGATATTACTGACCGCCCAGATTGAGCAACATTGTTTCTAGTAAGTTTACAAGTTTTCACTCCTGATTCTGTTATTTCTGCAGCTGTATAGCCACCTGTTTGCATAGTCCAACTCCAACCAGAAGTTCCCTGATTTGTATTCTGTGCAAGGTTTCTTCCGCCGATTTCCAATGATGTTACAGCCGTAGTTATATCCTGCTGCCACACCTTAGAGCTTATCTGCCCCTGAACCGTAGATAGCTGCGTCCCTTGAGAAGATACTGTATCAGTGACTGTCTTAAGTGATGAATAAAGATTGTTCAGGTCTGTAGCAAGCTGTGGAGTTGAATAGGTTGCGCTACCGTCCGTCCACAATATATAATTCCTTGTCCAGTAATATCTTCCAGAAATCCACGCAGGTCTTGTGTTACCCCAAGAGCCACCACTCTGTGTTGTGTTAGATGTAGACAGATAATACTGTGGTGTTATCTGCTTTACTCCATTTCCTGTTTCACCTTTATCTCCGGTTGCTCCTTTGTCACCTTTGTCGCCTTTATCTCCAGTTTCACCTTTAATTTTAGTCCAAGAATATTTAGTCGGATCTGTACTATCACTTTGAACAAAATCAGTATATTGACCAATATACATTTTCCCAGTCGAATTACTTACATCGAATCCAGTTTTACCATTTGCACTATTAGAATATGCTATATGCAAATAAGAGGTCTTACCGTTCGTGCCATTCGTACCAGGTATACCTTGATCTCCTTTTTTGCCCTGTGCTCCTTCAAGCCTTTGCCAAGTATATTTTTTAGGGTCTGTACTGTCAGCTTCAACGTCATCAGTATATGTTCCTATGTAAGTTGATGGCGTTTCAGTCATCTGCCCAGATGATGTTGGATTTGCTACTGAACTATACTTGATATGAAAATATGAGTTTCTTCCATCCGTACCAGGTATACCTTGGTCTCCTTTTTCGCCCTGAAGGCCTTGCAGCCCCCTCGGACCCTGTTCTCCTTGGTCTCCTTTAGCTCCTTTGTCACCTTTATCTCCTTTAAATTCTCCAGAGTTTGCTCTGTTTACAACGCTCTGTGCTTTTGCGTCGGCAGAATTTGCAGTAGAAAGAGCATTGTCAGCACTTTCCGCTGCCTTGTTTGCTGCTTCAACTGCTGTATTCGTCTTAGTGGTTATCGTCTTAAAAGAAACATCAAGCGTCTGGTTGTCAGCGTCTACATATATCTTGCTACTTTTAAGCGTATGGCTTCCATCTTTGTTTATCACCTCAAACAAGCTTCCTATATCCAGTTTTTCAGCGGATATATCAGCGTCCTGAGATACCATATCATTTCGGATAATCTCTCTTTGTATGCCTTTTGCTGTAAGACCTAACGCGTCAAACATTAGATTGCCTGCTTTATCCCAGACATACATGTTATAGTCACCTGATGCATCTTTTCCGATTTGAACACGAAGCCTTGTACTATCACTAATCTGAATGGTGTTATCAGTCCACTGTGATTTGCCGTCTTTGCTGTGTACCTTTACATCTGTTGTATCAATATCTAGAGACATTATCTTTTTAGCATCAATGCTCTCTATCATTGCGCTTTTTATCTGTGCATCACCTATAAGGCTTATAACTGAATTGGAAAACTCTGTCGTAAGACTTCCACCACTTGCAGAACCAAACATAAGAGTATTTACTTTCTCTACCCCAACAGTTAGGTCATTAATCTTTCCTGTTATCGCAGTAAAATCATTTGTCTTGAACTGCTCAAATTCTCCAGAAAGGCCTTTTAAATTTTCTATTGTTGCATATGTAATCCTTGCCGTTTCTGAATCAAGTTTATTGGTTTCAAGTTCTCCGATTTTACCTAACGCACTCTGTAACTCACCTGTAACAGTTAATACTTCTGTTTTAATGCTCTTAAAGCTTTCCGTTTTAGATACTACATCATCAACATTTGTTAGTTTATTGGCATCCATATCATCTATAGAGCTGCCATCTACTGTTCCATTGTCAGTTGTAATATTATTCACTGTCTCTGCTGCATCGTTAAGTTTCTGCTGCATCTCAGTAAATGTAAGCTTCAGGTTAGCAATTTCGCATGTATCTTTACTCGGATCATCCGGATATCTAGATATCTTTTTTATTCGCTGCTTAATCTTCGTCTTAGAAAAGCTGTCTATTAATACAACTTCATCTCCAATATTGTAATTCTTATATTTCTTGCTGTTCTGAGACAAATCAAGTATTGAACAGCTATATGCAATGTATGGCTGTGCCATATCTGCCAACTTCTCAACAGCATCTTCTTTCAGGCTTTGTGGATCTGTATATCTTTCATCCTTCCATATATATGTTTTATTTTTAGAACTATATATATGATTTTCCAATGTGGTACTGCCATTATTTACACTTTCAATTGTCAGTCCATCTTTTCCTATTGGATAAATCCTTGTATAAAAATCATTCGTATTTGCCTGGCTCTCTAAAGATATCAAGTTAATCTGGTCTGTAAAATATGCTCCCTTATACGAACCAATTTTTTCCTTTAATATAATAGTCTTATTTATACTGTCAATTTGCATTTCCAGCATATAAGTATCAACTATCTTTTTTAATATTTCCCATGATGAGGCATTTGTCATTCTTACAGTACGTTTCTTTTTTACATCACATTCGCATGTCCACCCAGTACCAGCAAGAGCTAACTGAGCTGCCTCCAGTGCTGTTTTTTCAGTGGTATCAAAAGATATAAAAGGAGTCCCTTCCAGCTCGTCAATATTAAGCTTTGCTGTTACTGTATATGTACCGTCATCAGCCGGCCCGCTTTTCTGCTTTATTACATATTCATCAGTCCTGGTCCTGATTATATCCTCCAGTGCCACAGAACATTTCACAGAAACATTACATGTTAGTGTCTTGTCCCCATAGTCTAGCACCTCTTCAATACACAGATTCGAATATTCAATTAGCGGCTTTTTCTTGCCATTTTTATCAATATATTTCAGCATAGCCGCTCCTCCTCTTATTTAATCATGAACAATAATGCCGACATATCCTGTGCAGTAAGAATATCATACTTAGGATCTGTTTCTGTAAGCTCAATAACATTCATCGTTACTGTTCTTATGCCAAAATCTTCATCAAGATCATAAAGTTCTTCTACCTTAGAAATTGCCTCTTTCTTTATTGCATCTGTTTCAAATGTATATTCTTCAGTGCCGTTCTTCTCATTTTTTAACATAATCGGTACACCGCCATCATCTTTCAGACAAGTCTCTTTGAATATCTTTTCACGGTGTTCCTCAACTTCTTTATACTTTTCAAGCAGCATCTTCTCATTGCTCGCTATAGAATAGCTTAATGCCACCGGAAGCTTCTTATCATAGACCTTCCGTAGTCCAATTATCACACCTTTTATTTCACCTAACTTAAGTTTCATATTGCCTCCTTAAATATATCTTGGATAATAGCTTAATTTTGCACTGCATGTGCTCCCCAGCTTAATCGTAATGTCTCCAGGACTCGCCCTTGGAAAGCTCCATAAATCAACTTTATCAAATATATCCTCACCATTTTCAGTTATCACACATGATTCTCCGTCAATCAGAATATTTGTGTTTCTTCCAACATTGGAAATAGTAATAACATCTTCCGTTAAACCTTCTACTGTAAGACTTCCTAATGCAATATCTGATGTTAAAGAAAGCACAGCAGGAGTTTCTGCTGTGCCTTTAATAGTTGTTGTGTATTCTGTTCCTGTGAAGCTCTCATTAACTGGCTTTCCAAGTTTTGCATGACCTACTAATGTCAATTCATAATGATATAACCATCTTTTCTTTAATTCTCTCTGCTCCTTGGCCATATCAAACTTATATAAGAATTCCATGTCATCCAGCTGAACAATTCCTGATTCAAAGTCTGCCATCAGAGAACTCATTAACTTTTCACAATCTTCTTTACTTTCAGATTTAACAAGCATTTCAATGTATATCTCAAATTCAGTATACTTTGTCTTCTTATATTTAGCTGGGTCTATTGCACCATCAAGCCAATTATTATATACATTCACAGTCCGGGGATTTACCGTCTGGCTAAGCCATACAACATTAAGACCATATTTAGCCCTTAAATCTGTACCATTAACTATCATCGTGCTCCTTTCAGTTTAAGTGCTGCCTGATTCATGAAATAATCAATATCAGACTTATCATTAAACTTATAATTCCCATTAAATACATTTGTAGTGTTACTTGTTGTATTAGATGCCCCTGCTATAGCTGGTGTAAATTTCATCTCACCCGCCATACTCTGTACAGCATTAGTTATTTTGCCCTTCTGTTGCTCTATCTGCTCTGCCATTCTTCCTATAAAATCAGGCATCCAAGTCTCATAATCGCGCAAAGGACCTTCATCTGGTCTTGAAAAGTGAAGAAAACTCTTAATTTTATTGCCTATACCTATAACAGCATTTTCAACATTACTTACTTTTGATTTTATTCCTGCTACAAATCCATCAATCATGTCTTTGCCCCACTCTGTCATTTTGTGTGGTAAATCACGAATATAATCTATTGCGACTTCAATTCCATCTGTAATATGTGTTCCAATGCTCACTGCTTTTTCTTTTATTTTAGATGCAAATCCTGTAAATGCATCTACTATTTTTTCTATAAACCCATTTACAAAATTTCTGAAACTTTCGCAATTGTCATATAATAATTTAAAAGCTCCAGCAAACGGATTCACTAAAAGGAGCAAAAGACCTAGCCAGTTATCTTTAAACCATGCTATTACAGTGTCAAAAACATTTGGAATGGTTTCCGTAAAAAAAGTACTTATCTTTTCCCAAACATCTTTTGCAAAATCCACGATTGTTCCAACTATTGCATTAACGCCATCTCTAAACCACTCACACTTATTGTACAAGAGTATAATTGCAACAATCAGAGCAGTTATTCCGGCAATTATTAATATTATAGGATTCGCAGCTAATACAGCATTTAAAGAGCTCACTATAGGTATCAGTATCTGAACAACTTTTATTATTGCCGAGACTCCACTAGCCATTTTACCGATAAATATTAGAAGAGGACCTATTGCTGCTACAATCAATAATATTATCATAATCATGTTCTGAGTTGCAGAATCTAACCCAGATAACCATGTTATAACGTTTGATATTCCATTTACAGTTTTCTTTATATATGGAAGTATTTTCTCTCCAATCTGAATAAGAAGACCTTCTATCTGCGATTTTAATATCGTAATCTGTCCATTAAGATTATCAAGCTGCGTATCAGCCATTTGCTGTGCAGCTCCTCCGCTATCAGCTATTGTCTGTTGTAAGTTGCTCCATGTATCACCTGTATTGGCCAATAAAGCATTAACAGAGGCAAGATCTGTTTTATTAAAAATATTTCCAATTGCATGTGTTTTTTCTTCTGAAGTCATTTCTTCCATTGATGCATTTAAATCGCCTAATATATCATTAAGACTTCTCATATTGCCTTCTGAATCATATACGGCCACACCTAAAGATTCCATAATTGCAGCCGCTGAATCTGTTGGCTTCTGAAGTGATAAAATAATATTTCTTAAATGTGTACCACCTTCAGCTCCCTTAATACCATTATTAGCCAATATACCAAGTGCTGTATTCAATTCTTCCGTACCACCCTTGATAGATTTTGCTGTTGCACCAATAGTTAAAATGCCTTCTCCAAGTTGCGAAACTGATGTATTGGTTGTAGATGCTGTTTTCGACATTTGATCTACCATCTTACCGGCCTGGTCCACTCCCATTCCAAGCGCAGACATTGCATCAGTAACCATATCTGACGCTGTTGCCAGTTCCATATCACCAGCAGCCGCCAAATTAAGCACTATAGGTAATGTATCACACATTTGCTGAGTGTTATATCCAGCTAACGCAAGATAATTAAGTGCCTGAGCACACTCCGTAGCTGAAAATGCTGTTTTAGCTCCCATCTCTTTTGCCAGTGCATTAAGGGTATCCATTGTATTAACAGATTCTCCATTAACAACTGACATAGAATCTTTTGTGACTCCCATTGTCGCTTGTACCTGTGACATTGCCGACTCAAATGTCGCTGTTGTTTTTACTGCAACCGCTCCACCTGCAGCTATTGTCCCTGTTAAAACGGTCATTTTCTTTCCGGCAGAATCAGCCTTTTCACTTATTTTATCAAAAGCCTGACCAGTTTTGACAAGTACTGCATTGCTCTGTGCCGCTTGTTTCTCCAGGTCTTTCAAACTTGTTTCACAACTCACTATTTCCCTTTTTAATGCATCATAAGCTTCTTTCGATGTAGTAACCTTGCCACTATCTATTTTATCCTGTGTTTCTTTTAATGTCTTAAGTTTATCCTTAGTCTCTGTAACAGCCTCTTTAAGAAGTTTATGCTTCTGTGTAAGAAGTTCTGTATTACTTGGATCTAATTTTAATAATCTCTCAACATCTTTTAGCTGAGATTGGGTGCTTTTTATCTGCGAATTAACCGAACCAAGTGCTTTATTAAGACCTGATGTATCGCCGCCAATCTCTATTGTTATTCCTCTTATTTTTGCTCCAGCCATACTTATCTCCTATAAAGCGTCTATATCCTCCTGTGTTGCTTTTCTTGCATACTCGCAATCATCGTTGTTGTATTCAATAAACATATCATTCACCAATCCTATGCTTAACAGCTCTAAATCTGATATTGATATCCCTAACTGAACAATTCTAAGCAAATACAAAGGAGTATTAAGTTCTCTGTCAATCTCGCCTACACTTTTTTTGGTTCTGATTCCTGATGTGTTTCAATTTTCCACATGTCTAATATCTGAGGTAAAATCTCATAAATATCAAACATTTCAAATTGATCCAGCCACTCCTCTATATTATCTGGCTGTGACGGGTCTCCATGTTTAGCCATAACATATGCGATGTTCTCAAACATTTCCAAAGATGAAAGAGGCAGAGCGCTTGACTTAACATAAGCCCTGCCCTCTGCTTCCGCCTTTTTCTTTTCTTTCTCTTCCAGTCTGTTTGATTTATCCAATTCATCTGCCAGCTTTGACATGTCTTTAAACAAATCCCTTGAAAACATCAGTCGATATATTCTTGGTACTGCTGCTGAGCTTCTAAAGTGGCATACTATACCACCAATTTCTATATTTCTTTTTGTTGCCATAGATTATTCTCCTTATGCAGCTTCAACCGGTGAAACAACATTTTCAAACCATGTTTCCAGTGAAGTAGTGGTTTCCTCTGTTGACTTGGCTCTTACCAGTCGTTTCTTCTTTCCACCAACAGTAAAATCATCACCGGCAACAGATATTGTGAGCTTATCCGTCTGCGGTGTTTTCTTATCCTCATTGGTCTGCGCATCAACATTCGGTCTTGTTGCTGTACAGCCATAAAACCAGAACATTGTTTCTTTCACATCTCCATCAATCTGACAGCCAAGCGCAAATTCTACTGTCGGAGCATCTGCATCTTCAAACATAACTTTATTGTTATCTGTGTACTCTTTAAATATCTGTGTTCTGAATTCATCCGTAACAAGAGCAATCTCAAGATCTCCTTCATATCCATTATTAGTCGAACTGACAGAATACTTGATACCATCCGCATAAAATGGTTCAAGTCCTCCCTGTGGACTAAGTGACATATTTACCGCTCCGGGTAACTCAAATGGTGTGTCATATGTCCCAGATGCCTTTTTTACTGCAATATGTACATTTTTAAGATTGTACTTAACCTTATTCTTTCCCATATCATACCTCCATACTAAATATTTGCTCATAACACTTTTCTGATTCAATGTATACCTCCGTCTGCTGCCATGGTATCTCATTATCATTAAGCGCCTTTTTTACTTTGTTTTCCGTTTCTATATCTTTACTCTTCGTATACAACTCAATATTAACTGCATGAATTTCATGCCATACCTTGCCATCTGCAAAGAAATTATCTGTATCTGCATCAACTATACATATAAAGGGAAGCCCTGGCGACTTCCCTTCTTCAAATGCTCTGTATGTTGTTGGAATACTTGTTGTACTTAATATTTTTATTAAATCTCCAAGCATCATTTTCCTAATCTCACCTTCACTCTGTTAAACAAGCTTTCACTTGCTTTTTCTTCTGCCGGAGCAATATGCGGATATGCTTTTACTCTTCCGCCGCCAACCTTCGCATGTCCATTCTCAAGAAGATGTGTTAAGCTTGCTCCTGTTCCCTTTGCATGTACAACTGTCCGGATATCATCTTCACTTTCATATTGAACCTTGGATGTCCAGCTCTTCTTATATGCTCCCGTATCCTCTGGAGCAGCCTCCCTGATATCTTTAACACATTGCTTAGTTGTTGTTTTCACCTCATCCCGCAGAGCCTTATTAACTTCTCTTGAATAATTGCTTAATTCCTGTGCTACGGTTTCTGATAAACTATCTATTCCTATCTTCACATTATTCCCACCTTTGCTTCAAGATAAAGTTCAATCAGCTCATCATCAGCATTATATGTACGATATATGCTGTATGTTTTTTTGCAAAACCTACATTCACTCTGGCCATTATAATTTGCCGAAGCCGTCTTAAATGCTAACTGTGCTTTATGCCCGCTATTACCAGCATTATAGAATTCGCTCCGTGTAACAGATATTTCTTCAACCCACACAGAGTCAACCTTTTCTCCTATCTTAATGCTTTGGTTCAGTTCATCTTTTTCATATACAGGTGTTATAAGCTCAAGATATCCCTCCATTACTTAACTCCTTCCTGTTTAATTTTCGGTTATTAAGTGCCAGCCTTAGCATTCTCGGCATAGGTTTGTCCTCTTTCCTGTTTCGGTACAGATATGATGCATACATTTCAACAAGCATACCGTCCTCAATATTATCAAGAACGGTTATGCCTTCCCTTGCGATGGCAGCTCTGGCCAACTCAATGTAATTAGTTAAAAATGCTTCTCTTTCTGGTGGAAGTTCAACTGATATGCCTATATCCTGTTTCATAATTTCCAATATACTTGCGTTGTCCAAAGCTTATCACCTCTCTTAATTAGCTGTATCTGTTGGAAATGTTACCGTTGTTGTCGGTGCAGCTGATGAAATTGTAAGTACACCAAATGCCTCAGCAATTGCAGGCTTTCCATCATATCTCGCAGTTCCCTTAAATACAGTCTGGTCCTGAATGAATCTTACATGCTCTGACTGGCTTATTGCTGTGCCTGCTCTCTGTGCAAGTAAATATGCCGGTAAATATCCAAATACAATGTTGTCATCCGGTATAAATGAGAGCTCAATGATATCTCCATTGATAAGCGGCATTGTATTATTCATACCAGCAACAATAAGAGCGTTAGTATTCTTATCAAGGGACTGAATCTTAATCTTATCATGTGTTTTCTTATTCATCAGCCATACCAGACCATCTTCAATGTAATCATTTTCAATTACACCTGAATTAGTGAGTATTTCTTTAAAAAGATTAAGTCCTGCAGCACCTGTTCCTGTAATTATATGTGATTCATGTAAATCAGCCCATGGTCTTGCTGTTGCGCTATATGTTTCAGGCTGTGCAGCCTGTGCTAATCTTGTAACTATACCTAATGGCATCTTTGTTCCTGTTCCATATACAATAGCTTTATCAAGTGCTTTTCCAATTGCCTTACCTAATGCATCAATAATAGTAGAAGCAAGGTCTACATCATTATCTTCAAGTATAGAATTAGGCACTGGAATAAATCCTCCCACCTTATAGCCATCAACTTCGTCATCGTAAAACTTAAGATCAAGTTCATTAAGTGTTCCAACCATTTCTGTCCATATTGCTTCCGGTATTGTGCCGATGATTCTTGTCCTTGCTTTACCACTCACTGTAGCAAGATTTACCCTTCCGACAAGCTTAGATGTTTCCTCTACCTTAGTCCTGATAAGTGGAAGCATTACCTCTGGTACTGTTAATCCAACATTGGTTAATGCTCTCTTTTCCTTGATACATGATCTGATTTCGCCAAGGAAATTCTTAACTCCATCATCGGCGAAGAACCTGTCTCTTTCCTGCATATCCATTCCATAGAATTTTCTTGTTGTCATTGTCTTTCTTTCTCCTCTCTCTTCTGGCTTTGCCGCTGGTTTTGGCTGTTCAGCCTCTGTATCTGCAAGATCTTTTTCTATAGCAGCTACATCATTTTCCAGCTTAGAAACCTCTTCATCATGTTCCTTCTTCTCTGTTTCAAACTTTTCAACTTCCTCTTCTACAGCCTGCTTTTCCTCATCAGTTTCAGCTTCACTTATAGCCTGTTCAAGCTCTGCTTCTCTAGTCTCAAAAGTGGCTGTCTTCGCTCTTGCTTCATCAAGAGCCTTCTTTGCGTCTGTGAGCTTCTTACGAAGCATTAATGCCTTTAATGCCATTATTTTCCTCCTTTAATTCGTGCAGTCATCTGTGTTTTCCACAATTCTGACCATCTCTTTTTGATATCCTCGTAATCCTTCTTACGAGCTGACACCGAAGTGTCCTCATATGCTGGGAATGTGCATACTGATACTTCATACAGCTTTACGCTCTTGATTGTCCAATGAACTGTTCCATCTTCCCGGTACTCGGTCTCCTGGTCAAGAATGTCAAATCCAAAAGAACACTGGTCAACATCTCCACGCTTCACTCTTTCATACAGATTCATTGCATCAGAATCTTTCGGATTAATTCTGATTTTTCCCCATAATCCGCGCGAATCAATTTTCAATTCAAGTGTGCCTGCTTTATTCCTTGCAAGTACTAAGTGCGTGTCATGGTCAACCAATGCCCGGATATCATCACCAAGCGCATTGTCGAAAGCGTGAGAATCAATAGATTCTGTTGCTCCCTGCCATAATTCATAGTTGCTATTAAAAACGGAGAAGTATCCTTCAATGTAAAGGTCTTCTCCGTCTTCCCTCGTATTAAATTTACTTTCTGCAGAGCGAATCTGCATTCCTATATCTTTAATTTCCATCCGTATCTCCTTCCTGTATAAGTTTTTTCTGGTCTCCTATCTTATCCAGTGGAATATAGTTTTCTAATAAAACAAGTTCATCAAGTCCCTCCATAGGAGATGCTCCAAGCTTATCTCTTACCTCATTTCCCGTAAACAGACCTCTTACATAGAGATTACTGTATACATCACTTATTGTTTTAATATCATACGCATAAAGGCTCTGGACATTGAATTTCCAATACCAGTTAGGACTTATCAGCAATTTTCTGGTTAATTCCTGTTCAATTTCTTCTGCAATTGCCTTTATTTTCCGCGATATAAAATTGTTATATTCGTCTTTATTGTAATTTCCTACACCTAAAAGAAATGCTGGTATTCCAACAATAGATGCAACCGTCTTTTTATCAAGAACAACAGAATCGTTTAATGCCAAATCTCCTAGAGTCAATGGTCTTATCTCTTTTATATCAATCATTTCTCCAGGCAACATCCAAGGCCTTCCCTGTTCTACCCCCGCTGTGTAATCCTCTAATAACTTTTCTCTGCCTTCTGGCGACTGGAACTCCTCTACAGAGGCATCTACTTTAACAATCAGGCTTGGTTGAAACTTATTTGACATAAATGCATTCTTTGTGTCTGATGCCTGTTTAAGATTCTGGGCTACATCTTTAAGTTCAACCGTTATCCCACGGCCTTTCCATGGATAATTTTCATCCGGGTTATATACGAAATGCAGTACATTATCAGGATCATAATATCGTCCATTTATCCCTATCTGATATCCATATCCATCCTGCAGAAATGATGTCTGACTTGGTGGGATTAATATCATATCTCCTAATATGCCATCGTCCGTTGTAGGATATACAACTGCATTCCCTTTTCCGCCAAGCAGCATATTCATTACAATCCACTTTACCCATGTATGTCTCGTCATGAATCTGTTAGGGTTAATGTCAAGCTTCCTGCTTAATTCATTCTTAATCCTTATGTCGCCATTGTCTGTATTACACATCAGATAAATTGTCATTGACGCAATCAGTTCTGCTATTACTCCACATGCTGTCACTACTTCCGGATTTTTGTTTAATGGAGTATATCCATCACCACATAGCGTCGTATATGCATCTCCAGAAAGAAGGAATCCAACTGAAGCATCTCTTTTTACATTTTGTTTCTTTCTTCTTTTACTCACTTTTTACTTCCTCCAAACCAGCCTGACGCAATGCTGGATTTTTCCAGATTTTCCAAATACCTTATACATGCAAAAACTGAACAATCGAATATATCTATTCGGTGCTCCGGCTGAACCTTATCGTATTGAATCATGTCATCTGTTTTTTCTATTGCGCTCACATTTTCAACGCAATATTCATAAGCTTCAGAGTGAAGATAATACAATCTACCGTCTTTAACGGCTTTTTCAATATGCCTGAAGCCTTCTGATTTCTTGTAAAAGTACTGTGGCTGGTCAACAATCTTAAACCCTGCTCTTTTCATACCTATAAAATATTCCCTACAGAATTTTCTATCATGGCCTACTTCAATAATCTTGAATCCTTTCTTTCTCATGCTTATAAACCAATTAACTATATCTGCATGATTGACCGTTGCACTGTTGCACATATCCAGCCAGCCATTATCTTTCCAACCAAACAGAGGAATATTATCCTCATCCGCTTTTTTATATGCTGCTGTAACAGGAAACCATGCATGAGGTATTATTATGTCTGTCCCGTTATAATTACCATATAACGATGCAGCCGTAAGATCGTGCATCTTTGACAGGTCTGCGCCACCATACCATTTTATTGGTAGCTTCGCCAATTGTTCAAGTGTCCAACTGTACTTAGAATCGGACCTTCTAAATTCTTCAATGTCAAAATATGCTTTAATAGCAGATGTATATACATTTAATGACTTTGCCAAGAAATCTTTTCTCTGCTGTGGATCATTCTGTGCCTGTAATGAATCATTCAGCAGTTCTTCAGGACGGATTGAAACACCGTAAGCAGGATTGGCCATTTCATGAACTTCCGGATTCGTATAATCAATATCGCCATTCTCATCAGGATTAGCACAGCACATAAATATAAAGTACTGTTCATCTTTAACTGTCCCATCTAACACTTTTCTGCAATATTTCAATCTGTTTCCCAAAAATGAATTCTCATTATCTCCTGCCGTTGAGATACCTATAATCAGCTTATTGGTATATGCTTTCATAGCTTCTTTGAAAAGATTATATTGCTTTGGCTTTTTTAAAGCATGTATTTCATCAACTATTGCAATATTGCAATTAAGAGAATCCTGTGCATCTGGATTTGCTGCTAATGCTCTTATATAAAAGCTCCCATCCGGGAGGGTGGCTTCCATACTGTGCTCATTGTTGTTATCAATAACATTTACGCTTCCCCCTTTCTTTCCTCTTACTTTCTTTTCCCCCATTGCTGTGACATTGTAATCAAGGAAATTAAAGCTTTCAAGCGACTGCATTAATGCCGCTGAAGCAATATAAACCTTTGACCCTGAACGCCTGTACCATAATGACAACGCCCATGCTAATGCAGCTGCAAAAGAAGTCTTTATGTTCTTTCGCGGTATAAATATAAGAGCCTCATGAAATCTTACAATGCCTGTACCCTTGTGATAAAAACCAACAAGGTTATATATTATAAATTTATGAAATGGCTCTAATAAAAAAGGAGTGCCTCTCAATGGTGTTCCATCGATACGCTCTCCCTGCTGATGCTTTATTGTTTTTTCAATTATCTGTATGCAGAATTCTGGAGCTTTTGGATTGACTTCATATTCTGGATTGTCCAGATCACGAAAGAATCTGTCTACTGCCTGCTTAAGTTCCAAACAAGCTACTTTCTTTCCATCTCGTATTGATTCTGCATATTCAATTACTGTACTCCAGTTCTTAGCTTTCAATTGAAGCAAGTGCTGCTGCAAGACCTGTCGGCTTCTCCTCTGGTCTTGCCCCTCCAATCTTCTTTAAGCTGGAAGGTGTCAATCCAAGTTCCTTCCAATACGACAACGCTGTCTTGTTAAGCTCATTCCATAGTACAATCTTAGGATTTGTTACCATGTTTGTCTTGCCTGCTTTATTGGTATACTCAACAATCATGTCTTCGTCATTTTTCTTATAATTTCCGTAAACTTTATCGCGCTGTTCCAGGGTATCTGCCAAGGTATTTATGACAGAGTTATAAGCAGCGTCATAAGTGCCTAATTTCTTGAGATTGTCCTTGATTTTTCTTCTCCATTTTTCAGACTCCATTTTGGCATTCCCCCTCCCTGATAATTTTTTGCAGAGTTGGAAAGAGTTCCCCTCCCCGGTCCCAGACAGCTTAAAATTTTTTCATTTAACCAGGGGGGCTATCCTTTGTGTCCACCCTTCTCAGGGTGCATCTTGTTATGGCAAGCATTGCACAAGCTCTCAAGGTTAGAATCTATGTAAGCAAGCTCTGGATATTCATCAACATGCTTAATGTGATGAACCGTGACTGCTTCTCTCTGTCGTCCATACTTCCTGCATTCAACACACATGTACTTGTCCCGCCTTAGTATTCTGGCTCTCTTCTGTTTCCATCTCTTACTGTTGTAATCAAATTCCATTGCAAACAAAAAAGGGAATCCGTTTAAGATTCCCTTACTCTTTCTGTAGTTTATACTATAACACATTTAAAACTGCAATTTACTGCAATCTTTTATAAATACATAATATCACATTTAAAACTGCAATTCACTGCAATCTTTTATCTGCTGCCAGTGTGTTGTCAATATATGTTGTACCGGTGCAACTTAATGCTTTTTACTTATGTATTCATTCATAAGCCTTGTTATAACTTCCGCCTGACTCTCTCCGTTCTCTTTGCATTTGTCAGCAAACGCTTCAACTATATCTTTCTTGAGCTTATATGACTTAGATACATACCCTGCTTTCTTCTGATACTTGGCAGATGCTATTGTCTGCTTATTAGGCTCTCCTACTGGCATTTATTGCTCCTCGCTTTCTTTACTGTGTATATAATCAACTTTGCAATTCCTATTGCTATAAAAAATACTCCTAACTTACCTAACATACATTTGCTCCTTTCTTGAAACTATGTTATATTATTAAGTGGAACAGGGCTTTCGCCCCATTCCTTGTTTTCTAAGCTAACTTAGAAGCTTATCGAGAATAAGAAGTATTATTCCGATAACCAAGTCCGTTGATGCACCGACCAGCCAAGTCTTGAATGCGTCTTCGGACTTTTTCTTTTTGTCTGACATATGTATCACCTCCTTACAAGTATATATTATCATATGGTGCACCATATGTCAAGCTTATTATTCTAAATTTCTAAGATATTTTTAGATTTCTAAGTGCTTCGCCATGTATATTATATATCTGTCGCATTGAATACGCTTCCCCTGCTTCTCTCATTTTTATTAGCACTTCCGACCAATCCTTGTTATCTGATGTGATATATCTATATATCAAAACCATCTGCTGCCTGCTATCTGATAGCATATATATAGCACTTATTATTTCATCACAAGTTTTCATATAACTTTCTTTGGCTTTCTCATATTCCTTTTCTTTATCTTCCAGTTTCACTATATAATCACTTAAATCGGAACTGTTATTTTTCCCTTTAGGCATCCCATCATTGCCCTTTGCTCCCATTATCTGTGCTGCTTTCAATTCCTTTACTGCAAGTTCGGTTACTATCAGATTCCTTTTTGCTCTCCGATATCTTTTTAACCATTTCTTTTTATCCTCATTTTCTTTAGTCACTCATGATTCACCTGCCTTTAACTGTGCTGCGAAACGACTTAATGATTCCAGACAAGTTGTAGCTGCATAATCCATTAATTCATAATTTTCTCTGGACCAAGTTGTTTTCCAGCTTTTAATTCTTGTTTTTATATCTTCAGTCACCTCATTTTTCAAATCCTTAATTGCTTTATTATATTGGTTCTTTTCAACATCTATATGTACATTTAAAACGACATTAATAGTGTCTTCATTCCTTTCAATCTTAGTTATCTCATCCAAATCAGCTTCATTATTAAGCTCATTAATATATATTACAAGAGCATTATCTCTTTCTATGTCTACTGTACTACCATCTTTCTTCGTTATCTTCCACATAATTACTATTTTTCTCCTTTCTGCTGCCATCCCTATTGTATTTATTCGTTGGCTTATAGAACGGGCAAGGCTTATCCTCCTTGGCACAATACAGTTCAATAAGCCCCTTACAATCTTTCTGCTCTAAATTAATCATTATGCAATCTTTATTCATCATTTTCCCTCCAATTAGTTATCTTTACCTGACTTACAAAAGCCCAATATCAAACAGGCTAATGCAGCGCCTGCTACAAAACTTATTAAATATCCTGTCATGTTTACCTCCATATTCTGTATTTATGCGGTCTATAAAGCCTTTAAGTGCTCCAACTCTTTCGCCAATGTAACTGCATTTATGCGTGCCGCTTCTATTCGCATATCGTCTGGTGTAATATCGGATGTGCTGTAATCCTCGATAAACAAGGCAATTTTGCGGTGTGCATCACATATTGCTTCCCAGCAATCCATATAGTTTCCAAGCGCGTCTACTTCATCCTCATATTCTGTATTTATCTGATTTGTTGGCATTTCTGGCTCTGTTTTTTCTTCCTCTGCAGAAACTTTTTCAAAATATGGTGGTTTTTCCGGCTGCTTTTCCATAAACACATCTGTTTCCTGCACATTTTCTGTGGAATCTGCCTTATTATTGCTACTTTCTGGTAAATATTCCGGATGAGCAAGTATGCTGTCCTGCCCTGGTATCTGCTCCTCTTCCATTTCCTTTTCTACCGGCTGTGGCTTAGGTTTCTCAGTCTTGGCTTTCTGCACCTTCTTTTCTTTCCTCTGCACTGGCTTTTCCTGTTGCACCGGTGCAATTTCTGCTTTTTTCGGATACTCCTCTTTATAGATGCTCGTCCATGCCTTAGCCGGATCTTCTACATCTGCTCTACTAAGTATGTCTACTACAAAATCTGCAAGGTCCTCCATGTTCCACTCTGTCTTTTCCATACTTCGCACATTAGTTATCGTTATTCTTCCAGTATTAGTCTTAATACTTAACATCAATCGGCCAGTTCCCGGAATACGAACAGAATATATCATTTCTCCGGATGGAGCTAATATATTCATCAACTCTTCTGTCTCTATAGAAGAGCATGCAATCTTGGCAAATAGTTCCGGCATATCATGCAAGAGCTGATACATAACCTGGCCAAGCTCATCATATTCCTTCGTTTCCTCCTGAGCACCTTCCATCCACACTTCAATGTCAGATATCTTATTTTCCTCATCGATTTCCTTTTTTATGTCTTCTATCTCAGACTTAGAAAAATCAGTGCTTATCTCCTCATTAATTTCATCTGGAAGCTGCAACATGATTGTCAATTTTGCATATCCCATACCTTTATATCTGTCCTGCAGCTCTGCACTATTTCCACCCTCGCTGAATCTATCGTTAATATGTATAAACCTTGATACCTGCGTCTTATCAAGACCATAGCGGGCTTTCGCAAATTCCACTACATTTCCATATCCAGAATTAACAAGTATATCTGTATCTCTGGCAACCTTAAGAAGATATCCTATCTTTACAAAGCTTTCCGCACTCTTTACAAGCTCTGTATCTAGCTCCTGCTGCCACTCATTAAATGTTTTTGTGTATAGCACTTCATTCATGCTGTCTTCCTCTCTTTCTTAGCTATGTGTTTTTTATATTCTTTTAAAAATTCCTCTATAATCTCCCTATCCGGCTTAGTATCATGCTCTCCATACCACTGCATTATTTTGTCATTTTTTAGTTCCACCGTAATGTATGGAGTGTCAGGAGCCTTTATATCCCGGATTACCATTATCCAACCTTTTCCTGCATTAAAGTCCTTCAAATAGTGCTGGTTATCACTCCCGACACAGTGGTGAAGCATTCTCCCTTCTAATACTATTTCTTTAGCATCTATAGCTGGCCTTATTACTAATCCTTCATGCTTAAATGTATATTTCTTAGGTATTTTCATTGATCTGCTCTTTATATTCGGATATTTCTGCTGCATCTCAGTGATATACTTCTCATTTTTTCTCTGCTCGGCTTCCAGACGTATTCGTGTATATGTTTCATACAGGTTTCTTGGCTTAAGATAAACAGTATTACTTAAGTCATCTCCATTTTCTTCACGTTCTCGAAGATAATCTTTATATTCTGTAAGTACCTGCCTGAGATTTTCAAAATGGTCATCTTCTAAATACTTATGTGCTATATTCCATAATTTTGTAACACTCTGAAATCTTAATAAATACTCTAATGCTATCTGGTTAGAACTCATATACAGTTCAAATAACATGTCATAATCCTGCTCTTTTATTTTGTATTTATCAGCAATCTGTTTGAACGCTTTAATCTCTTCCGGTCCAATAGTTCCCACTTTTCCACTTTCCTTTAAATACTTTAGCTGTGGTTTACTGATTCTTAATATCTCACACAGTTCCTTTGCATGCTTATTCACACTGCTTGTACTGCCTCTCTGCCATAGAATTCTTTTGCAAATATTTCTAAAATCATTCTTAAATAATGTCTCCAGTTGTGGACATCTCGCGAAGCTTTCCACAGTCTCATACCTGGCCAGATACTTTCGTTCTATTCTTTCAGGTATGTTGTATATTGTTTTATACATATCTTGTGGAAGATACTTCATCTGGCTGTCCTTTATGCAGTCATAGTTGACCTCAATAAGTTCTATTACATTGCTAAGTGCCACATTTCTGTCTTTACGCCATTTGTCTTCTGAATTGTATCTATAATATTCTCTACAATATCCGGGACGCATAAATACACGCTCATATTCTGTTGTTCCGACGTTCCTTGCCCCTTCTGGTGTTCTTGTTACAAACACATCATACATTCTTGTAATCAAGGTTCCGTCTGCTGCCACCTGATATAAAAATGTTGTGAAATTCTGGTATGTACACTTGGCATGCCCTATTGGATAAAGCAATGCACTGTCTCCACATTTAGGACATTCAAAAGCTTTTAATCTTTCCGGCTTGGGATATGTCAGTATCGGTTCAATTCCTTCGTATGGTTCTGTTCTTAGCATATAATCTTCTCCGCACTGGCAACAATGATAATCAGCATATATTCCATGTCTTTTGTAATATATAATATTCCCCTGATTCACTTTGCTTTCTATACGCATTTGAAGAATTCTAGGCTCTTCCGGGAGTAATTCAAATAATTCCTCTTTTTCGTCATTCTCCCGCTGCTTCTTTCTAAGATCTGACATACTATCCACCTTCGATTCAATTGACTCAAGCATATCAACAGCATCTTCGCTATAATATTTTGTGTCTATTAACTTTGCATATTTCTTTACAGTTGCAACTGTCTGGTCTGTAGTATATGCCTCTTTCAACATTCTCCTTTTGGGATTGTTCCAGTAGATTTTTGTGTCTGCTTTTTGATTTTCATAGTCATAGTTGAATCTTCCGGTGCTACAATATACTTCGCGATATATGAGTTCCTTCTTGCTATACAAATCTGCAATAAGGTACTTATCACCATCAAAACTTACGATATCAGCTATAAGCGTCAGTTTTCGTTTTCCTGTAGGTTTTTTCCCTTCGTATGCGATAATCTGTTTTCTTTTCATTTCGCGCCTCCAAGGTAATAAGCCTTTATGATTTCATACGCTCTTCCCATTCCAGGGATTCCCATCTTAACAGAAGCACCTACGCCTGCTGCCTTAACAATATCCTTATCCACCGGATAACAATTCTTAAAACTCCACTTAAGAAGTTCTGCGATACAGCCCTTTATCGTCTTTCCCTTTCTGCGTACCGCTACAGCCATATCAGGATGCTCTGTAACCTGTGCTTTTATATAATTTATCCAATCCTGTACTATCTCAACCGGCTTAAGCTCATCCTCTTCAACCTTGATTTTTCCAAGCGCCGCCATGAGTGGATTGCACAACTCTGATACTTCTCCGTCTATATAGTCCTCTGCATCAGCTGGATCAAGACCATTCTCTCTTGCTATATCCCTTATAGCCTGTGTGTCTCCCTGTGCAAGCTGTCCTGCTGCTGCCTTGTTAATCTCTTCTGCGCTATCAAATTCCCCGAATTTATCAAACATAATATTCCTCCTATTTACATGATTCCCGCATGCATTTATACGAACAGTAATACTTACTGCCTTTCTTATATCCCCACGTAGTCCTATCTATCGTAAGCGTAGAAATATACCTGCCGCATTTTGCACAATAGAATCCATTCTTGTCATTTTGTTTCTTAGCTGGGTGTCTTCGCCTTTCTGTCCGGCTTGTCCTCTTTTACTGTTACTGCGTCACCCAGAGCTGATATACAGGCTTCTAAAGACTTACAGTGTTCTTCGATAACCTCACCTAAGCGATTCTTGATATACTCAGTTGCATCATCTGCTATATCTTTCATGCCTGGTAGCTTGTACAGCTCTGTATATTCTGCATAATGGCTTCTGTCTTCGCTAGGCTCTCCCTTAAATAAATCTGCTCCTGTAAGTTCTTCCTTGACTCTGTACATATCCAGTACCATATTTGCACCATCTTCAATTGCAAGACCTAATTTACCTATCTTTAACAATGTTTCCTGTGTCATATTGCCTCCTACAAATAATTTTTCATGAACACCTGCATCCACTCGCTATGACTGAATACTTGTTCAAATCTCGTTTGACCTGCTCTTATTAGCTTTAAGTCTGTTTCCCTGCATTTATGTACTGCCTCTTTGCCCGTCCTGTGATGTTCCGGACACAACAACACCTTTAAGCCGTAATGCTCTGATATCTTTCTGTTAGCTGTGCCATGCATAATATGGTGGCACTCAAGCCCACCAGATGGAAGCTGTCTGAAATTGTTATTCTGCGTCATTATCTGCCGGCATATATAACATTCCTTTATGTCCTGCATTATGCTTTCCATATGTCTCCTTTCCCCGCCCCGCGCACAGGGCGGAACTGCTGCCAGATTTTGCTGTGTGATATATTCTTAACCGCGTACACGGATAAGTATGTAGATACTTTTAGAGTAAAATGCTACTCCCATTCTGATTTTATGCGGCTTTGTGCCGTTTCAAATTATGTATTGTCTACCTCTGGATGCTGGCATGCATATAACTGTCTCTCCAACTTCGCTATCTCTCCGCCAAGTATCGTAAGATTAGTAACCTTAATGCTTGTCTCGTCTGATGTTTTACAGGGCGGCATCATATACGCTGCTTTTCTTAGCCACTTAAGGCGAGCCAGCTCTCTTTTTATTTTTATTTCGTCCATGATTCCTCCATCTTCTTAAGCTCATATTCCATGTACTTGCTGAACTCGTGCTCTTTATCATCAGACCAGCTGATTACATGACCGCGGCTGACATTTAAGTATTGCTGCCACAAGTCCGCATTTTTAACCTTCTTCCTATTAGCTTTCGTCCATCCTGCTTTTTCCCATTGTTGTGGCCAAGCATTTCTACAGCTATTTAATACATGCTCGCAACTAGTATTTATGAGGATTTCACAGTTTTCATGGAAACGCATTAGCGCATGTATTATTGCCTGCAGCGTCGCCTGATTCTCTGTAACATTTTCAAGCGTGCCCTTGCCATTCCTTATGAACTCTTTGCCATTAATTACTATCTTTAAGACATACATATATGCCGTATGTTTCTTTATTGCCGGACCTTTAGTTGTTGTCTTTATGTATATATCTACTTTCTGCACTACACACACTCCCTATCCTGTTCGTTTCCGGAATTTGACTTCATAATACTTAAAGCCCATCTCTGATATTCCGGTATATTCTGAGTCTTTTACCATGTAATAGCCCTGTTCTTCATATTTTCGTATTGTGCTCTTTCTTGCCTTTTCTGCAAATGTATTAGCATTAACCACTTTCTTTATAATCACGGGCTCTTTTAAATTTCTTGATGAATTCCAGCGCTTGCCAATCCTCCTTCCAAGCGTCTTCTCTGTCCTGTTGGCATACTTAACAAAATACTGTGCTATCCTCGTATAATCGTTTTCACTGTCCAGAGGTTTCACGTGAACAAAGCCATGTCCCCAGCATTTTTTCAGTATGCGCACATCACACACGCTCATGATCATGTGTATATGATGCGCTCCCTTGGCTCCAACTTCCTTGACATATATGTACTTAAGTTGCCCAATATCTTTAAACTCTTTTCTTAGAGCCTTTAGCAGATTGCGAATATCAATATTCATATCATCCAGTGTTGGTGGTCTGTTCTCTCTGGCATATGTGAATGTAACTAGCATGCCTGTATCATCTGTGAAATTAGTATTCATCTTTGCCGCCAGCTTCCTTTCCGCAAGCCTCCGGTTTATAACTTCCTGCTTTGCTGTAGTTACCTTCTCCCGGTCTTCCCTTCTTTCTCCACGACAGTTATATCTGAGGGTGTGATACCGTCTTATTGTTATTACGCTACCTGCCACACATATCTCTTTTACATATGGCATTAATAATTGTCTCCTTGGTTCTTAAGTTAATTATTACAATCAAGATTTTATGGGGATTTCTCCCCATTATTTTTCTTGATATTCACATCAAATATTGACTTTATTCTTAAAATGATTTATTATGTATTCAAGTTGTTACGCAACTTGTCGATTTGGTTCGAGCCGCTTCTCCAAGCGGCTCTTTTTATTTACTCTGTCTTATCTTCTGTGACCTTATGTTCTCTACGGACATGAAGGCGTTCATCACTATCAAGATACACACTGTAGGTAACCCCCCCATCTTTAATTGTGAGCTTATCAAACTCACTTCTCATAACAGGTCTTACTGCAGCTTTCAGTACCTCTCCTATCTGTTCACTGTTAGCAAGCTTCAGGCACTCGTCTTCTGCCTTACGCACTCGCCTTTCTACATTCCACCATGCTCTTGCACCTTCACATTTGCAAATCTTAGTCGCTTCCTCTGAAATGTATGTATCCCAATCATCTGGTTTGTCTTCATATGAAGCTACAATATCATCATTAATCTCAAGCATTGCCTGCTGCCCGCAATACATGCACTTTCCCAAATATGTACTTTTAGTCATTTACGCCTCCCTGAGTCTATAACCCCCCACTGGAACTCCATTTCTATTTTCTAACTTATGTAATCTGCACATCCACTTAGCTGCATCTTCAATGCGTCTATCGTCTACCGCCGCATTAATGCGCCTGTTGTATGCAATTATCAAACCTATGTCTCTCATTTTGCCTCCTTATACCGCTTTGTTTTTCTTGGGAATTACCTTAAGCCCATTCTGATGCGCCCACAGGCTTACAAGTGTGTTATACGCACGCTGTTTCCAATTGTTTTTTTCTTTTTCAGACATCTCTTTCCAAAGTTTTCCCATCATAATGTCACCTCTGTTCTTTCTTCATCTTTACCCAGTCTTCCACATCTTTTTGTGTCATCTTCATAGGAGCAAGCTTAGCTCCCCAGTATTCCGACTCTACTGTTACAACCTCAATGTTTTCTTCCTGCATATACCGGAGTAAATCTTCCGGTCTGCCAAAATTGGCATATTCAGTTCTTATAATCATTACCTGCTCCTTTCTTAAAGTGCTTATAAATATCCTTGTTAAACTCTTCTTTTGCTTTTATACTTATTTATTAGGAATCCGTCATTCCCTAATAAATGCAAAAGGAGTTTTCTATGGAATTTTCAACATCTGATATCATTCAATTAATAAGCATACTTATATCTTCACTTATAAGTATCATTGCTGTTATCATCTCAGCAGTTTCCATTCACCAAAACACAAAATCTTTAGAAGAATCTGTCAAGCCCTGTATCTCTATTTATGTTGAACAAATAACTATATGTGAACAGCAATCATATTTTGTGATAAAAAACTTTGGTGCAAGTGCTGGCATAATTACCGATTTTCAATTTCTTAATCCACCCGATAAAATGTCACAATCACTGTCAGTAAATCTTAATAGACTTAAGGGCATTATTTTAGCTCCTGGACAATCAAAGTTAATTTCCCTTGATTGTCAGATGTTCAAGCCTGATACGATTTACACATTCATCATTACTTATAAGAATGGCAAAAAAACTTATACTGACAGATATGATATAAACATCAGAAATTACACTCAGATTCCTACTAGCCGACCTGAAAACAATTCTAAATATGTACTAAGCAATTCTTTAAGAGAAATAATTGAACGAATGATTTAACCAGGAACAATGTTCTTTTTTACATCTTCCATCATTTGCTTAAAGAAGCTTTCTAAATCCGATATTGATAAGCTGTGTTGATTTGTTAAATGTAATATTTCACTAACCAGTTCGTTGTACTCATCAGTTTCCATTGACTTGCTTGCCAGTGTTACTGAGTTGTATATATTGGGATTAACCCATTTAGTATAATTAACCTGCTCTTTCACTCTCTCACCTCCTTGAATAGATAATTACTTGATTTATTTTCAAGTTACAGGGTAAAAAAATTAAAGCTTTATCTGGTTAAGTGTTACTCCGAAATGCTCTGCAAGGGCTCTAACTTTACTAACCGCAACATTAGATATATCTTTTTCCCATGAACAATAGGTCTGAGGAGAAATGCCTATTGCATTTGCAACCTGTTCTTGGGTTTCATCTTTCCTTGCCCTTAATTCTTTAACGGAAAACTGCATTTCTATTGAATTCAATTTTAAATCACCTCATTTCCACTTGAATTATTTTCAAGCATATATTACTTGATTTATTTTCAAGTGTCAATACTGTTTTTGAATTATTTTCAAGTTTTTTCTCTTTTTATTCAAATGCACTTGAATTTATTTCAAATTTATTATAATATGCTCATATAAATTAACAAGGAGGTGACATGTTATGTGCCTTGGTGAAAACATACGTTTCTTAAGAACAAAAAAAGGATATTCTCAAGACGATATAGCAAATAAACTGGGATATAAATCATTTACAACTATACAGAAGTGGGAATCTGGTGTATCAGAGCCACCTCTTAAGGCATTAAAAAAATTATCAGAGATATTCAATATAGATATGAATGATTTAGCAACAAAAAAGCTTTCTACAGATACATGTAGTGACAATGACGTGTACTATCTTGATGATGATGCCAGAGATATGGCTCAGTTTATGTATGAGAATCCTGAATACA